CGGCTGAACGACTCCGCCGAGCTGCAGGTCACCTGGGACAACCAGGCACTGGCCCGCCTCGAACGGTCCCCGCAGGGCATGGTCGTCCGCGAACTGGTGCGCCGCGGGCAGCTGGTGCAGGACGCCGCGCAGCGCCAGGTCCGCCTCGGCCACATTGGCGGCGGTCCCGGCGGGCGCCCGAACCTCCGCTACACGATCGTCAAGCGGCTCGTGCAGGACGGCTCCAACGATCTGCCGACCATGCTGATCGGCTCCGAGTCCCCGATCGCGCTGCTGCACCACGAAGGCAGCCGACCGCATGTGATCGTCCCGCGCCGCAAGAAGGTCCTCGTGTTTGTGCCGCGCGGCGGCGGGCCGTGGGTTTTCACCAAACGGGTCCGGCACCCCGGGTTCCGCGGCAACAAATACCTCACGGACAACCTCCCTCTGGCGGCGCAATGACCCCATTCGCACGCCCACTGCAACTACTCACGTTCGCCAAGCTGACCACCCAGGAGAACGCATGAAGACCTTCAAGTCCGGACGCGACCGGCGGCCACCCGAGCCGTTCGTCGTCGAATACGAAGTCGAGGTCAAGGAAAAGGTCCAGGTGCCAGCCATCCCCGGCAGCCTCGACCTCATCGGCGGGATAGAGGAGCGCGCGACAGGCCTCTACGAGACCCACTCGCGGCAGTTCCACGCCCGCTACAGCGCCATCCCCGCCGGGATCATGCTCGCCGCCGGCGAATCGGGACCAGCGCAGGCCGCCGCGATCCGCAAGGTCCTGGAATGCGCCGTCGTCGAACGGGACGACCTGATCGCGCTGCTGTCCGACCCCGAAGCCGTCATCGCGATGGACACGTTCATCGAGATCTTCGAGTGGCTCAGTGAGCTGGCCGCCGGACGCCCTACGACCAAGCCCAGCAGCTGATCGGCTGGGCACAGGATCACTGGGCCGACGTGGACGGACGCGCGCTCCTCGCAGGCATCGACCTCGATGACCTGCCGTACGACCGCGCCCTCAACGTGATCACCGCCCTCGCCGTCGACGACCAGATGCCCCGCTGGTCTGCCGAGACGAAGAAGGGCCTGGAGGTCTACGACCGACGTCGCGTCCGCGCCGAGCTGCTGGAATCCCTCGGCGGTGCAACACCCGGCCTGGCGCCCGCGGCCACCGCACGTGAACGCGCCGCCCAACGCTGGAACCCCGACACGTGGGGCACCCTGCCCGAGCACCAGGCCGGACAGCGCGCCGTCATGGCCATGGTCGGGGGGCTGTAGTGGCCACCAACCTCCTCGGGTCCGCGTTCGTCGCGATCGTCCCGAAGCCCGAGCGCTGGGATCGGCTCGGCGACCAGATCGCCAGCAAGATCCGCGCCGCCGTCCGCGAGGTGCTCGACCTCAACGCCCAGCTCGACAAGGCCGGACGATCCGCACAGCGCACCGCGACCAGCGCCAAGGAGATCGGCGACGCCGCAGGGCAGGCCCTCGGAGAGGTCAAAGCTCTCGGCAAGGGGTTCGACGGGGCCACCACCGCCGCCACTCGAACCGTCACCGCGACCGCCGACATCGAAACGGGCGTCAAGGGTGCGACGGTATCCGTCGACGGCCTGGACGTAGGCCTCAAGGGCGCCACCGCCTCGACCGCCGGCCTCAACGCCGGACTCAAGGACGCCGCCGCGTCCGCCTTCGAAGCCAGTGGGGCCACCGACGGCATCGGCCGGGCGGCGGCAGGAGCGGCCGGCAGCGTCGGAGCCGTCTCCGGGGCCCTGACCGGCGCCAGCGCCGCCGCCTCGGAAGCAGCCCGCAACGTCGAAGGCATCGGCGCCGCCGCCAGCAGCGCGGCCGACCACGCCGGCGGGCTCAGTAGCAGCCTCGAAGAGGCTGGGGCCAGCGTCGGTGAGGCCGCCACCGAAGCGGAAGCCGGATGGGCCGAATCCTTCGCCAGCGTCGAAGAGGCCGGTGCTGGCGCGTTCAGCCTCCTCACCGGCGCCGCCGCCGCCTTCGGCCTCGGGCTTGAGGACGCCATCTCCGACGCCGGTCGCGACGCCGCCGAGGAGACAGGCGACGCCGCCGACGAGGTGCAGTCCCGCTGGAAGAGGGCCTTCACCGGCATCAGAGACAACGCCGGAAGCCTGTTCGTCGCGGCCGGTGTCGCCGCCGCAGCCGCCTTCACCGTCGGACTCCAGGGATCCATCCAGGCCCAGGCGCGAGACATCCTCCTCAGCGCATCCCTCGGTATCAGCGACGAGGAGGCAACCCGCCTCGGCGGCGTCGCCGGAGACCTCTACGCCCACGCCTATGGCGACTCCCTCGGCGAAGTCACCGCGGCCGTCGGAACTGTCCGCCACAGCATCCAAGGGATGGCCCAGGCGTCCGCGGAGGACCTGAGCAGCGTCTCCGCCCGCGCACTGTCGATCTCGACGGCGTTCGGTGAGGACGTCGTCCCCACCATCACCGCGGCGAGCCAGCTCATCCGCTCCGGGCTGGCCCCGGACATGGACGCGGCGCTCGACCTCATCGCCACCGGCTTCCAGAAAGGCGCGAACTACGGCGGCGACTTCCTCGATCTGCTCATCGAGCGGTCACCCAACCTCAAGCAGTTCGGGTTCGACGGTGCCTCCGCCATCGGGTTCCTCGTTCAGGGCATGAACGCGGGCGCAGATTCGGCGGGGACCGTCGCCGGCGCCCTCGACGAGCTGATCGGCAACGCCGGAGACTCCGCCGAGGTCTTCTCCGAGCTGGGGTTCAACGGGGAAAAGATGGCCCGCGACCTCACCGGTGGCGGGCCCAAGGCTGCGAAGGCCCTCGACGCGCTTCTGGAAAAGCTCCGGTCCATCCAGGACCCGGCGAAGCGGGCCACCGCGTTCGTCAGCCTCTTCGGCGAAGAGGCGTCGGTCTTCCAGAGCGCCATCCTGTCTCTGGACCCGTCCAACGCGGTCAATGCGCTCGGACAGGTCGAAGGGGCCGCCGCCCGCCTCGACGAGAAGATGGGCACCGGGGCAAAGACGGCCCTCACCACCATCCGACGCACGTTCGAGTCCGGGTTCGCCAGCCTCGCCAGCATCGCCCTGCCGCCCATCGAGCGTCTGGTCACCGGCATCGCAGGGAAGATCGGCCCGGCGTTCGCCGTCGCAGAGGTCGGCGTACGGGCTTTCTTCTCCGCCCTGTCCGGCGAGGGTGTCACCTCGGCTGGCTTCGTCGGCGGGATGGAACGGGCCGGTGTCGTCGTCCGCTCCCTCGGTGAGACCGCCTCGCGCGCCTGGCAGCTGGTCCTCCCCGGTCTGCGTGACCTGGGCTCGTTCGTGACCCAGTCGGTGTGGCCGGCGCTGCAGAACCTGTGGGCGGTCGCCAAGGGGCTGTGGCCTGACGTGCAGCGCATCGGCCAGATCGTCGGCACGATCCTCCTCGTCGCGTTCCGCGCGCTGGCCGCGGTGCTGGCGAACGTGATCGGCCCGGCGCTACGGGAGATGACCGGGTTCTGGCGCTCGAACCAGACGACGATCACCGCGCTGGCCGTCGCGATCGGTGCTGGGGTTGTCGCCTGGTACGCCTACCGTGGCGCGGTTGCGGCGGTCACGACCGCGCAGTGGATCTGGCAGACCCGCACCCTGATCATGGAAGTGATCATGCGGAACGTGCGGACCGCCATGGCCGCGATGCGGACCGCCACGCTGCTACTCAACTCGGCGTTCCTGGCGAACCCGATCGGGATCATCATCGTCGCGCTCGTCGCGCTGGCCGCCGGGTTTGCCTACGCCTACACCCACAGCGAGACCTTCCGCAACATCGTCCAGGGCGCGCTGGCTTGGGTGAGCGGCGCCGCGCAGGCGGCGGGGCGCTGGTTCGTCGCCTTCGGCTCGGACGTCGGCGGCGTCCTGACCGCCGTCAGCTCCGGGGCGCAGGCCTTCGGTGGATTTTTCGTCGGGATTTTCCGGGGGATCTTCGACTACGTCTCGTCGATCGTGCGCGGCGGACTGGCTATCTGGCGTGGCGTGATCGACATCGGGCTCGGCGGGATCCTCGCCGCCGCCCAGCTCTGGTGGATCTACTTCACTACGCCCTTCCGTGTCGGATTCGAGGTGATCCGCGGCCTCTTCTCGTTCTTCTCGGCGCTCTTCCGTGGCGACTGGGACGGAGCCTGGAACGCGATCTCCGGGACGACGACGCGCGTGCTCGGGATCGTGCGTGGCGCGATCGATTCTGGGCTCGGAGCGATCAAGACCGCCTTCCAGACCACGAAGGACGGCATCGGCGTTATCTGGGATGGACTCAAGACAGTAGCGTCAGCACCAGTCAAGTTTGTCGTCGAGACCGTCTACAACAACGGCATCCGCCGCGCGTGGAACTCGATCGTCGCGAAGATCCCCGGCGTCCCAGAAATGCCAGCACTGAGCGTCCCCGGCCTCGCCGCCGGCGGACCCATCGCCGGCGGGGTACGCGGCCAGGACTCGGTGCTGCGCTGGCTGATGCCCGGCGAGCACGTCCTCACCACCGCCGAAGTCAACGCCGCCGGCGGCCACGGCCGGATCTTCGCCCTGCGCCGCGCACTCGGCGGCGGCACCCAGGCCAGCGGCGTCGGCATGGCCCTCGGAGGCGTCGGTGACGCCCTCGGTGCAGCCTGGAACGCCACCGGCGGACGTGCCGTCGACAAGCTCGAAGACCTCGCCCGGGCCGGCCTCGCCAAGGGCTTCGAGCTCGCCGTCAGCCCGATCCGCGGCGCCATGAACTCCACCCTCGGCCGGGGCGACAACTGGCGCGGCATCATCAACCGGCTCATCCAGACCCCGTTCGACAAGTTGATCGAATGGGTCCGCGGCAAGGAAGCCGAAATGGTCCCCGACGCGGGGCCGGTCGGCGCCGGAGTGGCCCGTTGGTCCGGGGTGTCCTCCGCCGTTCTCAACGAGACCGGCCAGTCCCTGTCATGGCTGCCGCTGCTCCTCAAGCGGATGAACCAGGAGTCCGGCGGCAACCCCCGCGCCATCAACCTGTGGGACTCCAACGCCAAGGCCGGGATCCCGTCCAAGGGCCTCATGCAGGTCATCGACCCCACATTCCGCGCCTACGCCGGACCCCACATCGGCGCCGGGATCTGGGACCCGCACGCCAACATCTACGCGGCGACCAAGTACTCGCTGTCCCGGTACGGCAGCCTCGGCAAGGCGTGGAACCGGGCCGGGGGCTACGACCAGGGCGGGCCGCTGCACCCCGGCTGGACCATGGCCTACAACGGCACCGGCCACGACGAATGGGTCTCCGTCAACAAGCCCAGCGGCGGGGTCCTCGTGGCCGCCGGGGCGATCCAGCAGAACATCGACGCCCGCGGCGCCAGCGACCCGAACGCCATCGAAGCCGCCGTTGAGCGCGGAAACGAACGCATGCTGCGCGAACTGACCACCCTGCTTCAGCAGGGCGAGGGGGCCAACTGATGCCCGGCACCGTCACGACGCTGCGGCCCAACGAGACGTTCAACGGGGGCGACTGGTGGACCATCACCGGCGGCCCCACCACCGTCCACGCGGCCACCGCCGACAGCCTCGACACCACCTACGCGGTCACCACCGGCAACCCGGCCTTCCTGGGATTCGGTGACCTCGCCGGCCTGCCGCCCGGTGCGCGGATCATCTCCGTCGCCATCCGCGTCCGCTGGGTAGGAGACGGCACCGCCATGGGCGCGGTGGCCACCGTCGACAACCTGACCGGGAAATACGCCTGGCAGACCAGCTACTACCGGGTCCCGGCCACTCCGCGCACCGAGACGTGGGCCGCCATGACGACGCGGCCCGACGGCACCCCGTGGACATTGGACGCGGTCAACCACCTCACCATCCGCATCGCCGGCAACGCCACCACCGTCAAGTTCTACGAGGCGTACGTCGACGTCACCTACAACGAGCGCGCCACCGTCTCCGACGTCGGACCGTCCGGCACCATCACCGGCCAGCAGCCCACCATCGGCTGGAACTACGGCGACCCCGACGCCGACCCGCAGGAACGCTGGCAGGTCCGCGTGTTCGCGGGCGCTGTCGCAGGGGCTGCCGGGTTCAACCCGGAGACCGCCCGGGCCGTCGCCGACTCGGGGATCGCCTACTCCTCGGCCAGCGGTGCGGCGTCGTGGTCCGTCCCCGCCGCCCTCTCCCCGGGCGTCTACCACCCCTACGTCCGCGCCGCCGACGCCGGATCCGGCGGCCGCTGGTCCGCCTGGGCGTCGTCCACGTTCACCATCGTCGGCGAC